AATATGGAACAGTCAGTTAACAGCCCAGACTGGGAAAAGCGATACAAAGATAGTAGTCGTGAAGCTGTTAAGCTAAAAGAACAAATGAATGATTTAACTCCATTCGTACCTGTTCTTGAAGCTATGAAAAATGATAGTGGCCTTGTGCAACATGTCAGAGAATATTTAGTAAATGGTGGGCAACCAGCAAAATCAATTCAAGAACAATTAAATCTTTCTGAAGACTTTGTTTTTGATGCGACTGAAGCTATGTCAAGCCCTGATTCTGATAGCGCTAAACTTATGAACGCTCATGTAGATGGCTTAGTACAAAAAAGAGTTGGCAATATGTTAGAGAGTGAAAAACAAAATGCTCAAGCAATGCAAGCTCAAATAACTAAGAAGAAAGAAGAAGAAGAGTTTAGAGCTAAAAATAATATGTCAGATGAAGAATATGCACAGTTTGTAGATAAAGCTAAAAATCATATATTAACATTAGAAGATGTAAACTATCTTGTTAATAGAGATAAAGCTGCTGCAAATACTGCAAATGCTACAAGAGCAGACATGCTAAACCAAATGAAAAATGTTCGAAACATGCCAGCAAGTGCCAGTGGAGCCAACTCTCAAGGACAAAAGAATAATCCAGATGATGATATATTTGAAGGACTATTAGGACTTGATGGTGGCGTTGATAACTTGTTTGGATAGATAACATTTAAAATACATTTAAAGTCTATCTAAACTTAATTAAATAGTTAAGGAGATAGAACTATGGCAGATAGTAACATTATAGGCGGTAACAGCCTATATTCTGATCAAGACCATGACGCTCTAACAGGAAGTCAATCTACTCTAAATACGGGTGCCTTAAGACGAAAGTATAACTTTGGTGACAGGGTATCTGAATTAGCATTAGCACAAGATCCTTTCTTTAGATTCGTTAGTCAAGTAGCAAAAAAACCAACCGATGACCCTTCATTCAAATACACTGAAAGACGTGGATCATTTTCAAAAAGATATGCTTATTTAGCAGCATTTGATGCATCTGCATCACCTGCACCTGCAACTCAATCTGATACAGACCATACAGCAGTAGCTGGGTCTTCAGTATTTTCTTTTAAGTTTTTTACTGATTATAACTTTGAAGGTAATCTTCAAAATATAATTGGTCAAACATTAAAGTATGCTGCAGGTTCAACAGGTACACAGCCTAAATTCTTTATCCCAGGTCAAGTTATTAAATTGGCTATTGGAGATACAAGTGGAACACCAGCAGGATATGAATTATGGAAAGTTAATTCAGTTGACTTAGGTACTGATAATTACGCAATTGTAAATGCAACATGTGTAAAATCAGCAGGCTCAGCTGTAGAGTTTATGGACCCTAATGTGAATGGTGTTCTAGGTACAGGGGCTATAGCAGCAGCAACAAAAGCTAAAGCTCAAGAAGAACTAGAAGCGTTCAAATGTTATGTTGTTGGTTCAGCTCATGGCGTAGGTACTGGGTATCCTGAAACTTGGGAAGATCAGCCTTTTAGTACAGGTTACGGGCAAACTCAGATATTCAAAACATCAGCTGTTATGAATAATACTGACAGAGCCACTGTACTAAAATACGAAGGTAATGAGTGGGCAAGAATATGGAAGACTAAATTAATTGAACATAAGTTTGATATTGAGCAAGCATTATTGTTTGGTACACAAGCTACCACAGGTGGCGTAAATACTACACAAGGTGCAGTTGATTATATTTCTACTTATGGAAATACATTTACTCTAAACCTTGGAACTGCAAGTCAAGATTCATTCCTAGATAACATGTCAGCATTACTTGATCCACGATATAACAATGCTAGTTCAACAGTATTTTTCTGTAATACAGCAACATACAATTGGCTACATAAATTATCTGGATACTTTGCTAATAATATCGGTATGGTAATACCTGCTTCTGGAAGCACAACGCCTAGTCCAGCTGCTGATACTTCAGTAATGGGTAGAGCTGATATGAGCATGATGGGTAAAAAGAAAGTATTTGGACTTGATGTATCTACAATCTCAACAATTTATGGTGACATGAATGTGGTTAGAAATATCCACCTTGATGGAACTGACGTTAAGATTCTAGGTATTAACATGAAGTACTGTGCTTACAGACCACTTGTTGGTAATGGAATAAATAGAGATACATCAGTCTACGTAGGTGTGCAAACACTAGAGAACTCTGGGGTCGACAGAAGAGTAGATCAAATACTTACAGAAGCGGGAATGGAATGGTGTTGTCCTGAAACTCACGCTATCTGGTCATAAGGAGGTTTAATTATGGCAAATCCATTATATGGACAAAATAAGTTCGACAATAGTGTTGATAACATTAGTGGAGAAATAAAACATATTGTACCAGGTGCAGATGGAACGCACATTGCAGGAGCTGAAACAGTAATACTGACTTCAAGCGATGCAGGAAATAGGTACTTTGTTAACATTTCTTCTCAAACAGCATCTTTTAGATTGCCTTCTGCATATAGTAATAAAGGGATGGAAGTACATTTTCATCTTGATATTAATAGTGATGCAGAAGCTACTAAAGACCTTGATATATTCACAGATAGTACTGCTGAATTTATTATTGGTTCTTGTCTAGATGCAGGAGCTGTTCATGATAGTACTGTAGCAGATGACTTACTTCGAATTGATACTTCAGCAGGTGCTGCTGGAGGTGGAGATAGAATAAGTCTAGTTTGTGATGGACTACATTGGTATGTTACAGAAGCAGTAGCACTAAGTGCAGGTGCTTTTGTTTCAAGTACAGCAACTCGATCATAATAAACAATTCTACCCCTGGCATTAGCTGGGGGTAGTATTAAACAAGGAATTTAATGGCAACATTTCAAGCACAGGTAGAAGGATTAACAAGTTTATCAATAGGTACTAGCCCTAGTACAGCTGAATTAACTCAATATTTAAAAGATGGGGTTATAGATGTAACTAATAAGTCTATAGCTATGAATCCATCTAATATAAAGTTATTTACAAGAGTTTCTGCAGAAAGATCAAGTAATGGATTAGATATAAATGGAGCAAAGATTGTATCAGTAGTAAGGGAAGCAGGTATTGATAATGATTGGAGAAATTGCAAAGAAGTATCTCCGCATTTACAATCAAGGGTAACTGATATAGGTAGTTTGCACTTTGCATCTAAATTTAATCCTGTATATAGTATTCTTGATAATGGTCAAATAAGTGTGTATCCTGAACCAGGTGCAGATCCTAATACTTTCAAAGTATATTATGTAAACAATGTTCCAGAAGATAAAGGTGGAGATGCATTATTGCATTCACATAGTGATATAAAATATTTTGATGATAGTAAAGTATATCTAGTAGCTATATATGCTGCAATTAAATCATTAGAAAATCATTTAGGAAGTTTAAATGCTGCTCCTAAAGTAGGTGGTGCTAGTGAAGAACTAACAGATACTATGACAGCAACTACTAGTGATACATATGGTACTGATGCTGAGTTTAGAGATTTTTCAACATGGTTTACTACTGCTGGTGAATTTATAGAAGATGAAGAAGATGAAGAACTAGCAATGTTACAGATAAATAAAATTAATAGTTACGTGCAAGCATATCAAGCACAGAATCAAGCAAATGTTTCAGCACATTCGCATTTACAATTAAGGCATGCAATATTATCAAGGCAGTATGATTCTGCATTTGGTGCAAAGCCTAAGGAATAATAATGAAAGTATCAGAAATAATGGAAAGAGCAGGAGTTGATCAAACAGGTCGAGCAATTGCATATATAAAAGATGCTTTAGAAGAAATGAATTTAATATCAGAAACTCATGTAGCTGCTACAAGAATTAATATGGTAAAAGATAAAAGGTTTTATGACTTACCAAGTGATATGGTAAAGATTGTAGATTTAAGATGCAAGAACCATAATTGTTCAGATGATACATATAAAAGTATACCAAGGACAATATATCAACCTGAAACCAAGGATAGTGATGGCATATAAAAAATACGCATACTACAATAGAGGCAATAAAGTAGCTATTGTAGAAAAAGAAATAACATCTGGTGGCGGGAATACAGCAGTTGCACATTGCACTGTAGGTGGACATACTAATAAAGCAGATTGTGAAGCTGCAGGTGGTCAATGGATACCAGGCAGTTCATCTACTATAGGAAGTGATAGTTATGAAAAATATGTTAGTCCTAAAGAAGATGTAGTTAATGGAATTGAAGTAGAATATACATATAGTCCCGCTTCTGAGATACAAGATGAATCAGATGTAATAGATGTAACTCCATATCAAGCTAAAGCTATTGTGTATTACTTAAAAGCTAAGACTGCTGAAGACACAGGCAATATGGAAATGCGTGAATATTTTATGAGATTATTTAAAAAACAATTAGAAAAAGAACGTTCTGGTAGAAAACGTGGTCCCTATATTGCTATGGGTGATTCAAATATGAGGACAAGATAATGGCAGATGATGCTAAATGGTTAGGTAGTGTACAGATACTACCAGATGAAATAGCTAAGGTAATAGCTAGCTGTAGCAATAATTACACCCCAGTTGCAACTAATGCTGGAGACAAATGGTATTTTAGAATAACAGATGTTACAACAGGTGCTACAGATTTAATAAAAAATGGTGATGCATATTTACAAGGACAAGGTGACGCTGGTGCAGGTACAGACGCTGCGGGAACACAGCCTACTATAGATGGTGCTAATGATAAAGTAAAATGGTTGTTTATACAACATACAAGTCTAAGAGATGATGGGACTACTGCTAATGCAGATCCTGTGCATATATCTTTAGATGCAGGTGCTAGTGAATTATCTGCAGCAACAGACGCTATTACTTTAGCATCAGGTGATACTTTAGTTCTTAAATTAAATTGCGTTACAAATGATTTGCACGTAGAAGCTAATAGTAGTAATAAAGTACGTTGCATAGTGGCTGCTCTAATTAATGATGCAGCATAAAAGGAGGAAAAATGGTTGACACGTTAAAAACATGCGGAATCGGAGGTTGTAGTTTTGTTATGCAGTTTGTAGCAATGGTTCCAGAAATAGTAAAGGTTGCTGTAGGGATAGCAACTGTTGCATATTTAATTGTTAAAATCAAAAAAGAGATGGGCTGGTAAATGCCTAAGTCTGATAAAGGTGTAGTTAAACGGGCTATAGTTACTCCAGATAAACACTTTCCATTGCATGATCCAGATGCAATTAGTTGTTTAAAGCAGACGATCGAAATAGTAAAGCCTGATATCTATGTAGACTTAGGAGATGTAGGGGAATGGGAAGCCTTTAGCGCATGGAAGTTTAAACGAAAGAAAGCTCCTCCACTTGAGTATCTCATAGAAGGATTTGAAGACGATGTTAGAGAAGTTAATGCAGGGATGGATTGGATAGATGAATCTCTTGATAAAGTAAATTGTAAACAGAGATATATAACAGAAGGTAATCACGATAACTGGTTAAACTTAGCTGTAGAAAAGTATCCATATATACCGCAATATAAATTTAAAAACGCAGTACAGTTAAAAGAAAGAGGATATAAGTATTATCCTTTTGGAAAGCATTTAAAGATAGGCAAGTTATATTTTTATCATGGTCATCAATTTGGTGGTCAATATCATGCAGCTAATCATCTAAGAAAGATGGGATGCAATATAATGTATGGGCATTGGCATGACTTGCAACAACATTCTATGACTCACATGGATGGACCTAAGTCTGCATGGAGTATTGGATGTTTAAAAGATATGAGTCCTGGAGCTAACGAATGGTTAGACAATAGAAACATTAACTGGGCTCATGCATTTGCAATAGTAGATTTTTATGAAGGTGGACATTTTACAGTGCACCCTATACAAATGATAGATGGCAAGACCTCTTTATGGGGTCAATTAATAAAAGGATAAGAAATGGCAAGTACAATAACAGCGGCTGCAATGACAGTCACAGTGACAGAAAACATAACATTAAATGGACAAGCTCAAGGCGGTACAAATACTTTTTCTGTAGGTTCAGTAAATGAAATATACAAAAGAATTGTAACGTGTGTAGATGATACTGATTGCACGATAGCTACATTTCAAACAGCAACGAGCACTACAGATGGAGCTATTGATTTAGAAGATGTAAGATATATTAGAGTTACGAATTTAGATGACACTAATCCAATGAATCTTTCACTTCAAATAGCTGGTGCAGAAGGTGGAACTGCTAATAA